CTCGTAACGTTTTAAGAAACATTGCGACTGAATCTTTAGCAGATAGCTCAGCAATAATTCGTGCTGCAACTAAACTAGGAATTAACGAACCTTCAATAGTTGGTAAAGGTTTTAAGTCTGCCATGATTAATCTTAAGACAGATGGTTGGAAAGCTCTAACTGCTACTGAAAGAAAGATGATTGAAAGAGTTGTTAGAGAGCAAATAGAAATAGCGTATGAGCAATTCCCTAAAACACGTAGAGTGCAGGGTGCTATAGCTAGAAACGCAAGAGGAATAAATGCTATAGAAAATGATCTAAGAATAGTTTTGAAACAACTAGAGCGTGGAGGCAGAGATGGATTCAGGTACTATGGAAAAACTTTAATACCGGCATCTGGAGTCAGAAGTGCAGTTAATAGATTTGCAGCTGCAAATGCTGGTAATCGTTTAGGTAAATATCAAGCTAAACCAACTAGCCGTAGTGATTTTATAGTTCACCCTGATGGCTCTGTAACAGAGCTTCCTCCTTTTATGAAAGATCAACCTACATTGTTTGATGAGGCTGCTGAATTTGGCGAGGACATGGTGCACGACTACAATGTCCTAGCTAAAGAGCAGCTAACTCCTGAGCAGTATCAGATATACAAAGACAGCCAAGGTTTTTATACAGATAAAGAAGCCTTTGAAAGAGCTGCTATACATACAGGCATGGACCCAGATTTAACCCCGACCACTCTTAAGGGTTCGGATTCATATAACTTTGACGTTTACGAAGATTACTTTCCTGTGTACTCTATGGGCTACGGAGACGCTCCTACCCCTTGGGCACAAGGAACCCCTACACCTACTGCAAACCAAATAAGCTGGTTTAATAGTATGGTTGGTCTTCAATGGATAAAGTATGATTTTTATTTTCCTTTAACAGGTAAACAGAAAATAACAGAAAAAGCAGCTGGCACAGCAAAAGGTATTGAAAAAACAGAAGAATTTTATCAAGGCCAACTATTTAAGGTAACTGATGAAATAAGTGACGACATTCCTCGCCCTTACGGTATGGGCAGTGCTAATGAATTTGACAGCACCGTGTCAAAAATACAAGGAGAAGCGTCAGCAGCAGGTCAAATGGAATTGCCATTCCAAAAAACAGCAGATGATCTAGCAAGATATCTTAGTAACGAGGTGATCTTTCCCCCTACTGCCGCAGGTCAGGCTGCTAAAGCTGCGTACCTTCAAGAGCTTGTACAGACTGTTAATGCTCCAATTATGCGTTTAGTCATGGAGAAAATGCCTAGCCTTTCTCAAATGTTTTTCTATCAAAAAGGTTTAATTTCTTCGTTACGTCATAGTTTTTCACCTAGATTTGAAATAGCGCAAAAGCTAGGTAAAGAAGCTAGTGACGACATACGAACCGCAATGGTAAGAGTAGACCAACGAGCGGCCTTAAAGTTCCAGCAGTGGGCTGACAGAGTTTTTAGAGTAGACACTTTTGGCGGTACGTCCTTAGCTATGAGAGCTAAACAAGCATGGGAAGGTTTGCCAGAACAAATTGTAAAAGGACAGACAGTAGCTAGAAGTTTTGAGATTGGGCCTAAGTCATTAATTGGGCAGTTCACTAGCAGTAAAACTGAACGTGATTTACTGTTGCGAGAGTTTCCTGCAGGTACTGATGTTGGTGATTGGCTTCGTGCGTTTGACGAGTTGAGAGATGCTATATGGGATATGATACCTAAGAAACTTAAAGAAGCCGCAGAGTTAGATCGGTACGCTTACACCCCTAGAGTTTCATCTCAAGTGTTTAATAATTTATCTGACCTACCTGCTAGAGAACGCTTAGCCAGATTTTTGAAAGATGAGATAGTCGGTATACCTCCTAAAGATCAAACAGTTCTAGCTAAATGGGTTAAAGGCATAGAAGATACGTTTGGCTCACAGTTTGTAAACTCACAGTATTTTCAAAACTTAATAATAAAAGTTAGCAAGCAATTTGCAAAAGATGTAGAAGGTGCTGGAAGAGCAGCTACATCAGTCGGCGATGTCTTTACAAAACAAAGAAGTATAGCTCCTGAAATACAAGATCTTATAATGGTAAACAAAGAGTTTAGAGACTATATTGTTAAAGTGTTTAGTGATGACTTAGCTACCATGAGAAACGTTACAGGTTTTCAATGGGCAGACGAAATGGAAGGGGTAGTTAAGCTAGCAAAAGACCCAGAGAAACTAACTGATTTATTCTCTACTAACTACTTAGATGCTTGGACAGTCAGAACTAAGGCTGCTTACAACGCCCACATGATGAGCGATTACTTAGGTGAGCTGCTTAACGTGACCGATGAAATAGGGCACCCCGTTGCTAGGAAGATGACGTTGAATCAAAAGCAAATGGACGACATTGCTGAAACAGGTATGACAGGCGGCATGGACGATACAGGTCAATACTTCCTAGGGCAAGGAAGAGACGATCAATTTGTAGGGCCGTTTGGCACTGTGCAACCAGAGTACGTTCCTTTACGGAATGCCGATGGTCGGGTGGTCAAAGACTTCATGGAAGATAATAGTATGATTTTTGTTAGAAAAGAAGTTGCAGATGACGCTATTAAGATATTTGATTTATTGCAAAACACAGAAAGCCAGCAAGCCCTTAAAGCTATAGTACAAACACAGTCAGATAGGTGGGCTAGGTTCGCACTTTTAAGCCCTGCGTTTATTACCAGAAACGCACAGAGCAACATGCTGTTAGCTTATCTTGGAGGTTTACGTAACCCTGCTCATGTCATAACATCTATGAAATTACAGAAACTTAGGACTGAAGCTAGGCTTTTACAAAGACAAACTGGTAAGGATTTAGACGAGATATATGAAGAGTTTGTTGCAACGGGTAGAATGTCAAGCACTGATGTTGAACTGTTAAAAGAACTAAACACGTACGGCGTGTACAACACACAAGCAGACGACATATTTTCTACGGTTGATTTAGGTAAGTACAACATTACAAAATTAGCTAGGTCAGTAAACTCAGCAGTTGAGAACAACGCTAGAGGTGCATTGTTTTTATCAGGTAGAGCGCAAGGCATGGACGCAGCTACTTCATCTATAAACACTAGAAAATACTTGTTTGACTATAAAGATTTGACACCAGCAGAACAAGCAATACGAGACAGGTTCAGCCGTTTCTACACATTCTTTAGGAAGAACACTAGTGTGCAGATAGGCGCAGCTTTGACAATGCCAGCACGTGTTGCTAGTGCTGCTAGAATTGAAAAAGCTTTTACAGACAACATGACTGAGTGGTTCTTAGGAGAGCAGCCTACTAAGGAGGGCGAGTCAAGGACACCTCTACCTTACTGGGCAGTCATGGCTGGTATGCGTGACTACAACGGCACTTTAATAGGTATGGACGCTCCTTTGACATCTGCGTATCAAACACTATCAGCTATAACAGGCGTGCCTGTGTTGGCTTATCAAGGGTTAAGGTGGCTTTCTGAAAAGAACTTGCCTAAGACTGATATAAGTTTTAACGATCTGCCTCAAGTTAACAACTTCTGGGCTTTCTCAGACCCAATAATGAATATGTTTGGAGCTGATAGAGACATGGCCGAAAGGCTTAGAAACACAGTAGGACTGTTCTCAGGTTGGGGTCCAAACATTATTATGACAACTGCTAACTTAGTCAGCGGAGTCAACTGGTTTACTAGAGGAAAGATAGATACACCTTCAGAAACTTTTGGTCAAATATCTAACATATTTAACCCTGCTATAGCTAGAGTAATGACTTATCAAAAGCACTTAACTAGCAACAGGGACGCCATGCTTAACGTAATGAATATACTTGGAGGCTTTAGGGTTTATGACCCTGAGAAATTAGAAGGGTCACAGTATTATGCTCTTAGTAATATATTAAACCAAGTTAAAAAAGAACTTCCAGAAGAGATGAGGCCGTCACCCGAAGAGGTCAGGGCTTTAGGCTACTTAGAGGCTCAGTCTAGTTTATGGTCTGACCTAGTTTACGGCAGGTTTATTGATTATGATGATGACGGCAAGGTAGATGTTGTGCCTCCCGAAGAGTTCTGGCCTACGCTTATGGAGAAGATAGGGCTGTGGACCCCTGAAGAAGGCGAGTACGCTCATTCTAATTACTTTACTAAGATAGGTGACAACCTTGACTTGACTACTCCAGCAGGTAGAGATGCTTTAGAAAGACAAACACAAATACTAGGCAGACAAATAGCTGATTTAATGGTTGCTTGGCATCAGATGCCAGAAGACATAGCTGCAAGAGACATACTCTTTCCGAACTTAGAAACATTAAATATGTTAGACCCTACGCTTATTTACAGAATGGCTATGGCAGCTCAGAGTCTACCCACGCAAGAAGCTGCGTGGCAGACACAAGATGATTTATTTATGAAGAATGCTTTTATAGAAGAGGGAGAACCTCCTACAGGTAGCGCTGCTATAGGAGCTGCAATGGCTGTAGAAGTAGGATTGGAATTGACTGGCGCTTCTCCAGAAACTATTGAAGGTATCAAAACCATGTATCCTGTAACAAATACAGTTAAGATGTATTTGGACA